TGTTGCTCGGCACCGCGCCTCGCATGGTTAGTAATGTAGTGCATTAGTCTGAGCGTGTCAAGCACTTTCGCACAACAAAACCTAACTATCGTTTCCAGCGGGACGGGCCTCCGGCCCGCCCCTGAAACTGGCGTTATGCCGCACGGGTCGCGGCGATCAGGAAATCCCATGCGTGCTTCGGGTTCCCGGTTTCTGCAACTCCGGCAATTGCTGCCCGTCCCAGTACGTCATGCGGTAGTTCAGCCGGGACAACCGCAAAGCCCGCACGGGCCAAGGCCGCAATCAGCTTCGTCGGCCAGTCCTCAAGCGGCACGTCTTGGTTGTCCATCGCGCAGGCCGCTTCGTAGAGCGTTTCGCGCGGGGTTGCAATCATGCTGTAGTAGCCTTGTTCCATGTCGTTCTCCGGTAGTTCGGCATAACAATTCATTCAAGCCGACGTGCTACGCACGCGGCTTAATTCCGGCGTTAGGCCGCAGGCACCTCGGGGAGCGGCATCCAGTGAGTTACCACCGGGTCGCTGCCATCGTCGCAGATGCCGTTGTTCTCCACCGGGTAGCACCACCCGTTGTGGTCGTGCGGGTTGCCGGTCCATTGGCCTGTTGCGGGAATCGTGATCTGCCCGGCAAAAGCCACAAGTACCTCGGTGAACTTCTCCGGCAGGCGCTCGGTCACTGGCACCCACGCTCGCTCAGCGGCGAGGCGCTGCAGCTCATCCGCCGCCTCGAATGGTGCGCGGTCGTACTTCAGCACGCAGTCTTTCCAACTGCCGTAGCTTTCTCTCATCCAGTTCGGCGTGTCGCGCAGTCGATCGACAACAGGCACTCCGGACCATCTGCGTCTTCTGGAGTGACTTTGATCACCTGGTAGCAGTACAGAGCGGCTGGCACGGGACGGATGAAGCTGCCGAGCGGTGGGTGCAACGCTGTCACTTGCATGAAATGCTCCGCGTCCGGAAAATCGTGCACGCTTCCCGCACAGCAGTAGCAACTTGTTCCGCCAGATTGTCTCCTCCGCTATCCGGCAATGCAAGGAACTCGCCGTCGTCCGCCCACAGCGTGACGTCGACGTGTCCGTGCTCGATGCTGATGCGCACCTCGAAGCCGTCTGGCAAAAACCATTGGGCATGTTTGCATACGTCTTTCAATCGTCCAGTACGCATCACTCGACCGCCGAAAAAACGATATCATGATGCGCATCGCCGACCAGCTCGACCCGATACACCCGCACCGTCTTGCCTTCCCGCCTGGCAATCCCGATGGCGCTGTCGACCCAGTCTTCACTGGCCAGCAGCTCGCAGTCCTGCAGTCCGGGCTTGCCATCGATCACCGCAACGTACTCGAGCAGCCCGAACGGATAGCAGTCTCCGGATACCGATTGAGGAATCGTCTGCAGCTCAATCTGTTCCGTGCCGCTGTCCTGTTCTGGCGCGCGCTGATCGGAAGTCAAAGGAGTAGCACAGCCCTCCAGGGCATCCGGATCAACGGGCTGCGTGGCCTGTACCTCGCTTTCCGTCTTGATCAGACTACAGAGCATTGTCGACCACCCGGAATCCTGCGGCTGTACCGTGCTTGCTGGCGTGTCAACCGCTTGCTCTTCCAGTGCCGCCTGGTCGGGCGTCTTTTCGCTTGCGTAATTGCGCGCACAGTATTCCCGCCCTCTGGTGGTCAGACGGTACAGGACGCATCCCGGGCCGTCGCTGGCGCGCTCGATGAGATTGTCCCGAACCGCCGGCCCAATGCTGCCGCGCAGATCGTCCAACGGCATGCCAATCATGGCCGACAGTTCCTGTCGTGTTTTCGGCCCATGAATGAGCAAGTGCTGCAAAATATGTTGACGCAAGCTGACCATGTCATCCTCCCCAATTCGATTGATTGCGCAGATCCAGAATCTTCCAGACGCTCGGAATACAGCAGCTCTGCGGTGGCTCCCCGCTGGTGGTCACCACCACCTGGGGCGCCGCGATCCGCCTGACCGGTGTCGATCGCAGGTTGATCGTCCACGTCGGCTGAATCGCCAGCGTCATCAGGCGCTGCCAAAGCGCCGCGTGGTCCGGCGGCGCGCCGATGATTACCAGTGCATTCGGTTCGCACGCCGCCGCTTGCTCGACCGCATACGGATCCAGTACGCGCCGCGCATCCAGTGTGACCATGCCAGAATGGCGTCCCTGGCACGTGGCGAGCGCGATCCCGATTGCCCGGGCAACCGCCGGCCCTTCTGGGTCGTCGATGATGATGACGTGCTTGGTCACAGCCGGTCATCCTCGTCTTCGCCGAGGCCTTCGCCAATCGCGCCGGCCACGACCAGCACGCACAGCAGGTAGATTCCAACCAGCAGGCCATCAAGCACGTCCATTCGCCACCTCCCGCGCGCGGTGATACGCCGCCCGGCACAGCTCGACGCGCCATTCAGCGCGCAGCCTCCTCGCGAAGAGCTCCCGCCTCTTGTCGTGCGCCATCCGCCGCCTGGTGGATTCGGTCAGCGCATCGGAAACGCGCTGCAGCTGGACCTCGGCCGCCAACAGCCTGCAGGCGGCAAGAATGCGTTGCGCCCGCTGGCGCAGCAGTTTGGTGACGGGGTTTGGCATGGGTGGGCCTCTTCGAGATCGGTTGATCGGTGTTGCTGCCGTTTGCTGTGACAGCGCCTGCACGATAGCTCACACTAGCGACGGTGTCAATAGTGATTACTATCACGCAAGGCGACAAAAAAGCCCGCGCAAGCGGGCTTGGTCTCAGCGTCGATAGTATTGACTCATCGCGATAGCAGACCAATCAACCCTACCACGAACAGCGCGATGAAGATTCCGGCCGGCACGGTCGCCATGATCACGTAGATGATCAACCGCACGACCGAAAAAAACGGCAGCCGGATGTCGACGAGCACCGCGCGCACGGTCGGCTCTGTGGCAGCGCTGTCGACGGCGATCGCTCCGTCGCTGACCGGAGTCACGTCGGGTGCGGCCGTAGTCTTCGCCGGGCCAGATGCAACGATCGGCGAAGCTGGCTGGTCAGGAGCCAGCCGGGACCTGGGTGTTCGTGTCTGCTGTGTCATCGCTGTTTGTGGTTGTCGTCGCTGTCCGCCTTACCCCGTAAGCGGCCGCGATCACGCGCACGGCGCCAAGAATCTCAAGATGCGCGCGCCCGGGGAGTTGTCGAATGATGCGCAGGATTTCCAAGACGGTCAACGAGTCTGTCACCACGTACTCAGCAAGGCTTTGGTCTGCCACGGGTGGCCGTGCCTCTTGCGCGTGCGGTTGCGTCTCTTGCTCGAAATACTGCGGATCGAGGTTGCAGCGGATCGCCATCTTCAGCCGCGCTTTTTCCCCGAATGGCGAATGCCCGTTCAAGATTTGCGAAACGTATGACGCATCAATCGGGCTATGGTCTGTATTCCTGCTCCACGTGCGGGCAAATGCCGCCGGCCCGCCATGCGCCTCCACCATTGCCTTGAGCTTTTCGATTGCCAAAGATTCCCGACTCATCCGCTCAGTCTTGTTCACATCCGTATCCTATGCAATTCGTAAAAACTATTGCACCCAACATTAGTCCGTGCTATCGTTACCCAATGGACCTCAAGACTTACCTTCAAGACCAAGGATCTGCCGCCAGGTTGGCTCGTGCTTTGGACGTCCATCCAGCGATGGTTGCCCAATGGAAGAGCGGCCGGCTTACTGTTCCTGTGCAGCGGTGCATCGACATCGAGATCGCCACCGGTGGGGCTGTTACCTGCGAAGACCTCAGGTCAGATGTTGATTGGGCCTACCTGTCATCGCGCCAGATTGCTGCTTGAATTCACGATAGCAGTGCGCTTGTCCGCGCTTGTCCGTGAACCTCGGACAACCACGGACAACCCATCCAGAAGGAGGAACGATGCAGTACGAGTCGATGGAAGAAGCTCTGCGCGACTTGGTTCGCGCGCTCGGCGGGACGAAAGCAGTTGGGGCCAAGCTGTTCCCCGCGCTGCCGATCGAGCAGGCGGCGAGCCGGGTCAGCGACAGCCTCAACCCGGATCGCCGGCAGCACCTCGCACCGCACGAGCTGCTGTACCTCCTTCGCATGTCGTGCCAGGCTGGTCACCACTGCGCGATGCAGTACTTCTGCGCCATCGCCGGATACGAGCAACCACGCCCGACGCGCGACGAACAAGAGTTGGCCGAGCTCCAGGCCGCATTCGTCCAGGCCGTCGCTGACTTACATCGGATGACATCGGCCATCGAAGCGCTGTCATCACCCAAGCTGCGCAGCGTCTGATGGACATCGTGGACATGGCTCAAGAGGCCGAAGCCATCATCTTGCAGCAGGCTATTCGCCGATCCATTCAGCCAGCCTACACCCTGACCGCGTGCGGTTGCTGCCACAACTGCAGCGCATCAGTCCCCGCAGGCTCCACATTCTGCGACGTCGACTGCCGCGACGACTGGTCAAGACGCAACCCATCCCCCCCACGGGCAGCGTGACGCAACCAATGCGCAACCCCCCCGCAACCACAACCAACAGCAGCCAGCAAGGTACTCCCGCAACCTTCCCATTCACGGGTAATGCGAGGCGCCGTGTGGCGCTAGGGTGTGGCGTGACAGGAAGGGAAACCCGGGCTTGCTGAACTACGACGACGTTCTCGACCAGCTGCGCGCCGTCGGAATTCGGCCGCGGGACGGGCGGCTGGTGATCGATGCGCCTGGCTTTCAGCGGTGCGTCGTCGACGGCGAAGGGCGGGAGACGCGAGGCTGGTACCAGCTGCGGTCGATGCCGCTGCGCGAACGGCCCGGCGAGTATGCCATTGTCGGGTCGTTTGGCGTCTGGCGCGGGGCCGAGAACGAGTCGCACCAGGTGGTCGTGCGGCTCGACGTCGGGATGACGCCCGAAGAGCGGTCGCTGATGCGGCAGGTACAGGTGCGGGCGCAGCGCGATGCGGGCGTCGAGCAGCTCCGGCTGCAGCAGAAGATGGCGGATCGCGCGGCCGGATGGTGGGCGCGCATGGATGTCTCGGGGCGCAGTGCGTACCTGGAGCGGAAGGGGCTGCCGGCCGGCAATCTCTACGGCGCCCGCGTCAGCGCGCGCGGTAACCTGGTGATCCCGGCCATCGACAGTGCGGCCCGCATCTGGTGCCTGCAGGTCATCTACTCCGACCCGGAGATCAAGGCCCGGAAGAAGCGCGACAAGGACTACACGCCGAAGTCGGCGACGTACCGCGGGCGATACTTCGTCATCGGGCCATCGCTCTACGCGGGCGGGGTGGCTCTGGTGTGCGAGGGCTTCGCGACAGGCGCGTCGCTGCACGAGGCGACCGGGCTGGCCGTGGTCGTCGCGTTCGCTGCCGGGAATCTGCAGCCGGCCGTGCAGGAGATCGCGAAGGCGCACCGCGGCATCCGGCTGTTGATCTGCGCCGACGACGATTACGACTGGCAGGCGATCCCCGACAAGCCGAAGCTGAACGCCGGCGTCGTCGCAGCGCGCCAGGCGGCTTTGGCTGTCGCCGGGGCGGTCTGCCTTCCGGTGTTCCCTGGCGATCGTCCGACCGTGACGCACAAGGGACCAACGGACTTCAACGACCTGCACTGTCACCCGCACGGCGGACTGCACCTTGTGGCGCAGCAGGTGACCGCCTCCTTGTCGGCCCTCGACTGGTTGCCCCGGTCTGCGGTTGCGTCTGCCAGGGGGCCAGCGGCATCAGGGGGTGGAGGGTCTGCCGCGGCGAAGCCTGAACTGCGCGCCTTCTACACGCTGGAAGAGGCGGTCGAAAAGTGGGTGCTGATCTACGGGTCCAACGGCTGCTTCTTCGACGTCGACGAGCACACTCTGGTGCCGAAGGCGGATGTCTACGCATTGACCGCCGACCACGTATCGCGCGACTGGAAGCGTCACCCGAACCGACAGGTCGCGCGAATCAGCGAGGTGGGGTTTGATCCGACGGAAACCGATGCATCGGTGCGCTGCAACCTGTGGGGCGGATGGCCGACGGTGCCGCGGGAGGGAGACTGCTCGATACTGCTCGATCTGCTGTACTACCTGTGCAGCGGCGAGCAGAACGGGCCGGAATGCGCGCAGTGGGTGCTCAAGTGGCTGGCGTACCCGATCCAGCATCCGGGCGCCAAGATGCGCTCGACGATCATTTTCCACGGCGACCCAGGCGCCGGCAAGAATGTGTTCTTCGAGGCGATCAAGGCGATTTACGGCGACTACGGCCGCGTCATCGATCAGTCAGCCGTCGAAGACAAGTTCAATGACTGGGCGTCGCGCAAGCTGTTCCTGGTTGCCGACGAAGTCGTCGCGCGCAACGAGCTGTACTATTTGAAAAATAAGCTAAAGGGAATCATCACCGGGGAATGGATCCGCATCAACCCCAAGCAGGTGGCCGCGCACGACGAGCGCAACCATGTCAACATGGTCTTCCTGAGCAACGAACTGCAGCCGCAGGTGATCGAGGCGGGAGACCGGCGATACTTCGTCGTCTGGACGCCGCCGAAGCTGTCGAAGCCTTTCTATCGCGATGTCGGGCAGGCGCTGAAGAATGGCGCCATCCCGGCGCTGCATCACTATCTGCTGCATCTGCCGCTGGGCGACTTCAACGAGCACACCGAGCCGCCGATGACGGCCGCCAAGCGATCGGTGCAGGAGTTGTCGGCCAGCTCGACGGATCGCTTCGTATCCGAATGGTCGGCTGGCGACACGCCGTGGCCGTTCGGCATGTGCTCCAGCGGCCAGCTGTACACCGCCTATAGCCGCTGGTGCTCGACGCGCGGCGAGAAGGCTCGGGCGCAGCTCCACCTCTCCGCGTACGTCGGCAAGCTCAACGGCTGGGCAATCCAGCACAAGGATGTCTTCGGCAACTGCATGTACTCCGGATCGCCGCGTCGCATGCGGATGATTGTCCCGGATTCCGGACTGATCGAGGACCACATCAAGCGGGGCGTCCCGGAGGCCGACCTGCGCAAGCCGGCGGACAAGAGCGAGGCGCAGTGGGCGACGGACTGCTTCTTCCGGATGTCGTCGGCGCTCGGAGAAGCATCGTGAACGCACGCATCGATGCCTCCGCACGCCTCACCGCACGCAGTAGCGCACGGTTCAAGTCCTTGTTTTCATTGAAAACGCACGCACCGCACGCAGTTTCGCGTACACGTATGCGCGCGACGCAGGCACACCTGCAGGCACGCATGCGGGCATCGTGCGGATTCATCGCGCGCGTATACGTGATTTCATGCGTGCGCCCCGTGCGTGCGCCTATCCATGCGGGTTACAGGCGTGCGCCCATGCGTGCGCCCATGCGTGCGGTGCGTGCGGTGCGTGCGCCGGGCAGCACGCGCGCGCGCGCTCTGGTTTCTCCTTGCGGATCCAGAAAGAAATGAACAGAAGGCTGAAGCCGATCGAGCTGGCCCGCTGCCTCGGCATCCACAAATCCTCGGTTTCCCGGGCCATTGCCGCCGGCCGCTTGACCTTGGGCGACGACGGCCGCCTCGACGAGCTGCAGGCGCTGCAGCAGTGGGCCAACACCAGGCACGGTGGCCGGCCGGATGTCGCCGAGCGACTGGAGCTGGCCCGTGCCGCCGCGCGGCAGACTGCCGACGCATCAGCGGCAACAGAGTCGTCCGACGCGCTGCCGGAAGCTGCGGAAGCCGCAGCGGAGACGGCAGCCGTGCCGGGCAGCCTGCAGGCGTACCGCATCGACCGCATGACCGCCGACAACGCGCGCCTGCTGCTGGCGCTCGATCTCAGCACCCATCGGCGCTATGTCGCCAGCCGGGCGCTCTCCGAAGCGCACGGCCTGGGGGCGACGCTGCGCGCGCAGTGCGAGCGGCTGGTAGACCAGGTCGCCGCGCAGCTCGCGGCACGCAGCGACCCGGCCGCCCGCCGATTGATCCTGCAGACCGAAGTGCGGCGGCTTTCCAATGCCGTGCGGGCCAGCTTCCCCGCGGCCCTGCGGAGACTTCGCGACGCCACCGATGGGAAGGGTTTGGGATGAGCCAGAAAGGACGCCTGCGCGCGCAAATGCCCAACGTCGCCGAATTCGTCGACGCCTTGCGGGATGCAGGCTACGGGCCAGACGTTGAAGCCGCCATGCGCAATGCCCTGGCCGGCTGCTGCGACTTCTACGCAGCGGAGAACGGGCAGGTGTTTGGGAAAAAGTACGTTTCATCTACAAGGAGCAAATAATGGGTTCGGTCGTGATGAAGAATGCAACATTAAGATTGATTCCTTTTTCAGAAGGCATCCCGTTTGAAAGCAGATCGTCTTTTGCGATCAGCAGAGGGTAAGCGGAATGGACGTCCAGCGATGCAAACCGGGATCCCAAGCCCTGATCATCACCGGCCACGGCAAGGAAGCGATGGCGCAGGCCGTCGCCGAAGGCCGTGTCCAGACCTACACCGTGACGAACGCCAACATCTTCAGCCTGCCGGACTACCTGGGCCAGATGCTCTCCGGCCTGCCGCTCGCAGTCACGCCGCGCACCGTCATCGTCAACGGCTTCCCGCGCGGCCGCGTCGCCCGGTCACGCCTCCTGCGCACCATCATGAGCCAGACGCTGCGCATCGGAAACTGGGTGTTCGACACGCCCGCCTTCATCTTTTGCGTCAGCGACCGCGTCGTGCTCGACGTCTGGAACGACGGCGTCTTCCGTTGGAACATCATCAACATCGGCAAGAAGGAGAAAACCAAATGAGCAGCCACGGTCACCCGCATCCGTGCGCGCGTGCCGGCTGCCGGCACTACCACAAGGTCCGGACGCCGCCATTGCTTGGCATCTCACGCGCTGTCGAATGGTGCGCCCGGCACGTGCCGATCATGGCGCCCTGCGACCATCTCGAGCCCGAACGCGCCGCCCAGCAAGACGACCGCACCGACGGCGCATTCTGCGCCAGGCCGCCGCGCCGGTGCCTGGCATGATCAGCGTGCGCCTCGACGGCCTCGACGCCCTGCAAGCCGAGCTGTCGGGATACGGCCGGCAGATCCCGTTCGCCGCCGCGCAGGCCATCACCATCACCGGGCACGCCGTACACGCCGACATTCGGGCAGAGCTGTCGGCGCGCGTGCAAGGTGGCGCCACCCCCTACACCCTGCGCGCGTTCGCCGTCACGGGCGCCACCAAGGCCGACCTGACCGCCACCATCAGCCTGAAGACGCCGCAGCAAGCGCCCGGCACGCCATACGAGCAATCGATCGGCCATCTGTTCCGTGGTGGTCGGCGCAGCATCAAGCGCATCGAAGACTGGCTGCACGCCCGCGGCATCCTGCCGGCTGGCCAGCAGATCGCGCCCGGCCGCAGCGCGCCGATCGACGGCCG